TCCCGCTATCCGCTCTATGAAAACATGTAGCAAGTGTAAATTTGAACTAGATGATTCTTTATTCTCGCCATCTAGTGGTGGAAAGTATCTAAGATCAGAATGCAAAAGCTGTGCAAAAAAATTAGCAAAGCGCAGGGGAGAGTTAAAAGAACAACACGGATACCCAGAATCAGGATATGTTTGTCCAATATGCCTAAAGAGCGAATATGAGTTGAAGGGTTCTGGTGGTAATGCAAGTGTATGGGTCGTAGATCATGATCACAAAACAGATTTTTTTAGAGGTTTTCTATGTCACAATTGTAATCGTGGAATTGGTGTATTTCAGGATGATGTGTTAAGATTAGAAAGAGCGATAGGATATTTAAGTGCTAAAAAAATACCCCGATAATATGATTAAGAACATAAAAAAAATTAGCGATTACAGAAGTCTACCAAAAAACCATCACAATTATTTAATTAACATAAAAAACAAATTTAATTTCTATCCTACAACAATATATGATATAGGTGCGTGTGTTTTGCATTGGACACAAAGAGCACAGGATATTTGGCCAGAAAGTGAAATAGTCTTATTTGATGCAACAGATGCATTTGAAACATTGTACACAGAAAGTGAACTACAATATTTTATTTACGCACTTAGCAATGAATCTGGAAAACAAATTAAGTTTTATCAGAACAATGATAACTTTGCTGGCAATTCATACTACAAAGAAAATTCAAAATATAGTCCAGCAGCAGAATATCTTTTTAATGATAAAAGTATTGTTGAAATGACAACCACAACTCTTGATGATCTTGTTAAATATAAAATGTTAAACAAACCACAACTTATTAAAATTGATGTTCAAGGTGCCGAACTAGATGTTCTTATAGGAGCAACCGAGTCATTAAAGTCTTGTGAGCACCTTATAGTAGAACTAAGAGATGTAGAATATAATATTGGATCTCCTGAGAAAGAGGTGGTAATTGAATACCTCGCCTCACAGGGCTTTAAAAACATGGGAATGTTTTGTGATAATGGACCTGATGGAGACTACCACTTCATGAAATAGTTTTACTTCTCATGTTTAGATTTTTTACCAAACTTTTTCTTCAAAACCAAATCTCTTACAGTCACAAAAGATTCATCGTCTGTGGATAAAAACGGAAAATCAGAAGCAGTATATTCATAGGATATTGATGTAAATCTATCACGATAGTATACTTTTACGTCTTTTATTTCTTCCCCGCCGACATTGTATATGTTTCCGTACAAAGATCTCCACAGGTTGGCAGGGCAGTATGACAAAATCTCAGACAGTTTTTCTTTAACCATTATCATTGGTGTGTGAGTTTCATAACTTAAAGGGTTTTCAATACCTCTTTTTTGAAGCTTTGCATACGTTGATCCAAGTTTTTTGACGTAGTTGGGGTCCATTTTTAAATCAATGTACTTTTCCATTTTATTTTCTATCTTTCCTTCATGATAATATTTTATTGAGTCTATCTTGTTTACAATAAAGAAATCGTCATTCATTAAAACAAACTCTTCTGGTATATCATTTGACATTACGATACCTTTTAAATTTTCTACTGCATTGTTCCACTTGCCAGAATTCTGTTCTATTGATATATTTTTACCCTTAAACCAATTAGGTATTCCACCCACAACCCAAATCTCAGAATCTGGAAAATTACTTATAACAGATCTAATTGAGTATCGCAGTTCTTCATTGTCGCCACCACGACAGATATAAACAAAATTCATTTTACCCCTCAATATAATTATAGCATGATATAATATTTAGAAGTGGAGGACAATTGGCAAAAATTAGTTTTTTAGGTAACTTTGAGGTTTCCTATTCAAGTGAAAATCATCATTCGGCATCGCTTGAGTCTCTTGGTCATACAGTAATTAAACTTCAAGAGCGTAAAGCAAGAGCAAAAGAAATATATAACGAAGCCATAAACTCCGATTTATTTATTTGGGTACATACTCATGGATGGAATACACCTGGAAACATTGATATGGTTGATGTTTTACATGAACTAAAAAAGCACGGCATACCAACAATGACATATCATCTTGATTTATGGTTTGGTATTAACAGACAAAAAGATCTTGAGAATGATGGTTTTTATAAGTCAATAGGTCATTTTTTTACCGTTGATAAACTAATGGCTGAGTGGTTTAATAAAAATACAAAAGTAAAAGGTCACTTTATGCCACCTGGAGTGTATGATAAAGAGTGTTATATACATAAAGACTACAATAAAAAATATTACGAACACGACGTAATTTTCGTGGGAAGTAAAAGATATCATCATGAATATCCTTTCAGACCACAACTAATAGATTTCTTAAAAGAAACTTACAAAGATAAATTTTGTCATGTAGGTGGAGATGGTGATACAGGAACAATTAGAGGCGATGCACTAAATCGTATTTATGCAAAAAGTAAAATTGCTATTGGAGATACATTAAATATAAACTTTAGTTATCCATATTACACAAGTGATAGATTATTTGAAAGCACTGGTCGTGGTGGTTTTATTATTTATCCTAAAATAACTGGTCTTGAACAATATTTTAATGAAGATGAAATTGTTTGGTATGAACACGGCAACCTTAATGATCTTAAACAAAAGATAGACTATTATCTTGATCATGGGGATGAACGAGAAGCAATAAGAGTTCGTGGGCATGAAAGAACAAAGCGTGAACATACTTATGTACATAGGTGGCAAACAATATTGAAGGATCTTGGAATATGACAGAAATGGTAAAGACGGTTCTTAATGGTTCATTTGAAATTACTCTTCCAAAGCATCGTGCTGATCGTCCTGAGTGGTATACAGAGCAGGGATGGGAAAAGAAAAGATTAATGTCAATGCATAACAACATATTTAATAATGATGTTGTTTATTATGTTGGTGGAGAAGAAGGAGAAATGGTTGCTCTATGTCAAATGTGGGGAGCAGAAATGGTTATATTTGAACCCAATCCTAAAGTTTGGTCACATTATCCACCTTTGTGGGAAGCAAACAATCTTTTAATGCCAATTGCTTGTATTCCTGGATTTGCGTCTAATGAAGATAACAATTTAATAAGAATCTATAAAAATGAATGGCCGCCAGAAGTTAATAACAAAATTGAAGTAGCGCACGGTTTTAAAGAATTATATTTGGAAGGTAATAGTTATGGTCAAGTAAAAATAGATTCCTGCGTTTATGAATATAATATTAAACCACCTACTGTAATTTCTTTAGATGTAGAAGGTAGTGAAGGACACGTATTAAGAGGTGCAGAATCTGTTTTAAGGCAGTTTAAACCAAAAATATGGCTATCTGGTCATCCAGAGTTCATGATGCAGCAATGGAATGAATATTTATATGATTTAAGATTTTGGCTGTGGGGATTAGGATATAAAGAAACACTGCTTGACTATCAGCATGAGGTACATTTATATTATGAGCCAGCCTAAAGCATATATATTTTCTACAAACCTACTTGATTCTGCTGACGGAAAATGGGATTACGAACTATTAAGGCTATCTTTTGAACGTAATCATGTAGATCAGGTTGTAGTCACTAGTATTCCTAAAGATGATAGGGCGTTTGTTGTAATACCAGGCCAGGGTAACGCAGAAAATGAAGAACAAATAAATCAAGAACTAGCAAACCTTAGACGTGTTGTGCTTTTTATAACTGGAGATGAGTGTGCATTGTTTAATGTTGATGCTATTAAACATCCTAATATAAGTATTTGGATTCAATACCCGCACCAAAAACACGAAAAATATAATAAATTTTTTATTGGTGTTCCTCAGCACCTAAAAAATAATCTTCCTAATTATCCCGTTAAAGAATATGATATTTATTTTGGTGGTCAAATTACCCATCAGCGAAGACAAGAGCTAGCAGAGGTTATGCCTCGCATGAAAAACGCTCTATATTGCCCTACAGAGGGGTTTGCACAGGGGGACCCACCACAGGAGTACTATCGCAAACTAGCCAGCGCTAAGGTCGCTCCAGCCCCATCTGGCGCACAAGTAATAGATTCATTTAGATTCTTTGAGGCCATAGAAATGCTTACCTTGCCTATAGGAGATCGCAAAGATGCTCAGGGTAGAGAAACAAATTATTATGATTATGTATATAAAAAAACAATTCCAGTAAAATTAACTGATGATTGGACCAAACTGCCTCAAATAATGATAGAAACTATGAATAATTATCCTGCTAATATGCATAGTGCTGTGGCTTGGTGGATTAAATATAAAAGAGATTTTGCTAACAAAATTATGGATTATTACTATGCAAATTAAAGACATAACAATTGTGATGGCTACATCTGTTATTCCAGAACATCCTAGCACCACCATGATAGAACAAACTATTCACGATGTCCGTATTCATTTTCCAGAAAATGAAATTATTATGCAAATAGATGGGTTAAGAGAAGAACAAAAAAATAGAAAAAATGATTACGATGAATATAAAAATCGTATACTTTGGAAATGTTTGCATGAATATAAAAATATTTTGCCTTTTGTTTTTGAAGAGCATAGTCATCAAACCAACATGATGCGTGATACGATTAAAGAAATTAAAACACCAATTTTGCTTTACGTTGAAGGAGATGCTCCATTAACGCCAGATGTTACTATTGACTGGTCTAAATGTTTAGATATGTTTGAATACAATAAAGCTAACACCATACGTTTTCACTTTGAGTCACAAATTCCTAATTCACATAAACATCTTATGCTTGGCTTACAAGATGGATTTATGATGACTTCTCAGTGGAGTCAAAGACCACATTTAAGTAGAAAAATATATTACGAAGAAGTGGTGCTTCCATCTTGTATAGACAAATTTTTTATAGAAGATACTTTTCATGGCGTTGTTCAAGATGATATTCAACCATATAATGTATTCAGTAAAGAAGGTTGGGAAAAACATAAACTTTGGATATATCATCCAGAGGGCAATATAAAAACTTCATATCACCTAGATGGTCGTAAAGGTACTCGTAAGTTCACTAAAGATGATCAAACTTGGGGGTATAAAGAATGAGACTTGGAATTATAGCCAGATCAGATAATACTGGCCTTGGTAATCAAACTAGAGAATTAGTTAACATGCTTAATCCAAATAAAATTCTTTTAATTGACTCTACCTCGTTTAATAAAAATAAACAACATCCAGAATGGTATAAAGAATATAATGTTATAACAACCAACTTTGGATTTCCAAAACGTGGAGAAATAAAACAATTTCTTGAAGGCTTAGACATTGTTTTTTCTTGCGAAACATTTTATTCTTCTATGTTTGTTGATATGGCCAGGGACCTAAAAATAAAAACAATACTTCAGTATAATTATGAGTTTTTAGTTAATATACAAAACAAAGAAGAGTCTTTGCCAGATGTTTTTGTTGCTCCTAGTCTTTGGCAAATAGAGTCAATGATAAAAATGTTTGGAGATCAGGTTAAGATTGTTCATTTGCCACCCCCTACAAATGTTGATCTTTTTAAAACAGCAAGAGATGAGAATCTCTCAAGGTTTCACAGCAGGCTTCTGCACGTTGGCGGAAAACAAGCGGCAAGAGATAGAAATGGAACAAATATTGTTTTTGAAATGTTAAAATATTCTAAGGAAGATTACGAATTAGTTATAACTTCACAAACAGAATTTGAAAACGAAGTATCAGATTCTAGAGTCAAACTATTGAGACAAAATATAAAGAACAGAGAAAATTTATATCTTGGCTTTGATGCAATGATATTACCAAGAAGATATGCTGGACTATGTTTACCAATGAATGAGGCCTTGATAAGTGCTATGCCTGTATTTATGACAAACCTATCACCAAATAATAAAATTTTACCAGAAAGATGGCTTGTTGATGCAACACACATAGGTCAGTTCAAAGCAAAATCTATTATTGATGTCTACTCTGCAAATCCAAAAGAGTTAGCAGAACTTGTTGATAATTACATGAGAATGACTAGAAGAAAGCAGTTAAAAATGAAAAAACAAGCTTTTGAGATTGGCAATAATACATTTTCTGTAGAGGCTCTTAAAAATAAATATTTAAATTTGTTTAAGTCATTAATGTAAAAAGCGGGCCTATTTCTAAGCCCGCTTATTTTTACTAAGACTGTTTATTACTTAGCAGCCTTTTTCTTTGCCTTGGCTTTACCTAAAGCCCCTTCAACAGCCTTCGCTGATGGCAAACGACCAAATGCTGGATCGTTTGGATTAACTGCTCGTGCTGCTACTGGAATTAGCGCACCAACAAGTGCTGCCCATAGATCTTTTGGATCTGTTACTCCTGCAACATACAATGCTGCAGTCGCACCCACAATTGATCTTGCGTACGATGCAAGCATTGCCTTAATTTCTTTTTGTGTCATTGTTTCCTCCTAGGATATGACTCTAACTAGTATAGCATAGCCAGCCCAAAGCCCTATTATTCCTGCTACTCCAGAAAAAACTGGCGGGGCTGGAACTGGCAATTTGAATGCAGCAAATACTGCACCACATCCAAAACCTGTCAGTATTGATAAAATTATTTCTTTCATAGTTTTTGTACCTCATATTTAATCATTAGTTTTTTGTTGGATGATCTAGCGGTGTGGGTGCGGTAGCAAGGGCACCACAGTTATTACATTGAATATCAAGATGATACATGCCAATGGTATATGTTTCTGGATCAAAAGACACTAAGGCTCTAAATAAAATTTCTCCACAATTAGGACACTGACATGTTGGTATTCCTCTAACGTCTATCATTTGATTCCTCTGGTAAAAATTTTTTAAGTTCCTCCACTTCTTTTGATATTTTTTTAAGAGCAAAATCATGTGGCAGAATCATGCCTTCTACTGCAGCACCATATTTATTGTAATGATTTAGTTGTGGTTCAACTTCAGACATAAACTTTTTTATACCTTTTTGAACATCTTCAATATATTCAAATGCCCAATCACGAGAGTCAGAAAGAAACTTTATAAAATTTTGTGTATGTATATCTGAATCATTCACAATGCTTTTTGTTTCAATATAGTTATCGTATGCAGCCTCTAATTGTGTTTGAGATATTAAAACCTCAGCAAAAGCTTCTGTCATTTTTTTAATCCGAACTACACATGAAAAATATGCCACTGCAAAAGATAATGCAAATATTCCAAATATAATTGCTAGTATATCCATAAGACTATTGTACTCTACTTTCATGTGTTACCCAATAGTACTGACATGGAATTTTACGATCAGAGCAGCATGGTATATTGTAAGGACTGTAGATAGCAACCTGATATCTAGCATAATATAAAGGATCTTTTTTAAATAAATTATATCTATGTGTAGTGATTACACGCAAAAGCTTAAGATTATCGTGCATCCATGCTGGAGCATCGT